GTTGATGGTGATATTGATACTTTCGATCGTCTTGAAGATGAAATTGAAAAAGCCAAAGAACAATTTGGCTCCATTAGAGAAACTGCTCAAGCCCCAATTATCGAAGAGCCTAGCAATGTAGTTCATCCTGAATTCCGTTCTTGGCTAAATCGTAATGCTTGGTATGAGTCTTTCCCATACATGCGTCAGTTTGCTGACGATGCTGGTCGTAAGTTCCATAATCAAGGGCTGGATAGAGCAGAAGTGCTAAAGAAAGTTGAAGAGGCAGTTCGTAAAGAATTCCCCAACAAATTCACTAACCCAAACAAGGATAAAGTTCCTGGTGTTGAGGAAGGTGGTACAAAGTCTGGTAAACGCGCTGAAACAATCGAGCTAACCGAGCAAGAGCGTAATATCATGAATACCTTGGTCCGTAGTGGTACCCTAACCAAAGAGCAATACATTGCACAATTAAAGGAAGTGAAAGGTCTATAAATGACTGAAAATCTCAATAAGAGTCCAAGAGGACGAGTAAAGCGTACACCTATTGCTGGTCGTAACCGTTTGTCAGTACATAATAAGGACGACAACTATGTGTATCGCATTGTGAATGACGTCGATGATCGAATCGACGCCTTTAAGGAAAACGGGTGGGAACCTGTACTTGCTAAAGACACCAAAATTGGTGACAAGCGAGTAGAAGGATCTGGCCCTACGGGTTCTGTTGCAGAAATCTCTGTTGGTGGTGGTACTAAAGCTGTTGTTATGCGCATTAAGCGTGAATGGTATGAGGAAGACCAAGCTGTTAAAGCCAAACATGTTGACGCAATTGAACAAACTATGAAAGAAGATGCACAACGTGGAAATTACGGTAAGATTGATCTCACACGAGACTGACGTAGCTTCCCCATTAGTGCATAATTAATGGAGAAATAAATGGCTAACGTAAGTCGTATTTACGGCCTGCGCCCCGTCAAGCACCTAAATGGTACTGCTTGGAATGGCGCTACTGAGGCTTTTGCCTTCCTAGCTGCAGATGGCACTGCTGCATATGTTGGTGACCTAGTTAAATGGGGTGGTTCTGCTAGTGCTGATGGTCTAGCTCAAGCTACTCGTTCTAGTGCTAACACCGATGCCCATGTGGGTGTTGTTGTTGGTTTTGTCCCCGACTATTCAAACCTTAACAACCCTTCTGGTTATCGTGCAGCTTCAACTGCTCGTACAGCTTTTGTTGTTATTGATCCCTCTGTAGTTTATGAGATTCAGGCTGATGCCGCTGCTGCTATTACTGATGTGGGTCTAAACGTTGGTGTTACTTATACTGCTGGTTCTGCAACTACTGGCCTTTCTGGTCTTGTTGCTAACATGGCTTCTAAAGCTACCACCGCAACTCTACCTCTAAAGATTATTGGTGTACGACAATCCCCTGACCAGGATATGTCTGATTCGTCTAGCTGGAAACTTCTGGTTACTCTGAACACTAACAACTTTGGTTCTGCCGGTACTGTCGGCGTTTAATAAGGAGTAACTCACTATGTCAGTTATTAACAGTTCAAGTTTTGCTAAGGCCCTATGGCCTGGTATTAATGCCTGGTATGGCAAAGCTTATGACGAATACCCTGTCGAATGGAAGGGTCTGTTTGACGAGTACAAGTCTCGCAAGCAATTTGAAGAAGACGTTGGTGTCTCTTCGTTTGGTCTTGCTGTTCAGAAGCCTGAAGGTTCACCAGTAACTTTCGACACTGAGCGTCAAGGTTTCATCACCCGCTACAACCACACTGTGTTTGCTCTGGGCTTCGTGATTACCCGCGAAATCTATGAAGACGACCAGTATGATGTAGTTGGTCAACGTAAAGCCCAAGGTCTAGCGTTCTCTATGCGCCAAACTAAGGAAATCGTTGGTGCTAACGTTTACAACCGTGCTTTCAATACCTCCTACACTGGTGGTGATGGCAAGGCGATGATTGTAACCGATCACCCCAACTTTGCAGGTGGTACTTGGTCTAACCGTCCTACTACCGATGCTGACCTTTCTGAAGCTTCGCTTGAGCAAGCTTGCATCGATATCGCTGGCTTTACCAATGACCGTGGTCTGCTAATCAAGGTTCTTCCTAAGAAGCTGATTATTCCTCGTCAACTAGCTTTTGAAGCACAACGTATCCTCAAGACTGAGGGTCGTGTTGGTACTGATAACAACGATCTGAACGCCCTAAAGGCGATGGGTATGATCCCAGAAGTTGTTGTTAACCACTACCTGACCGACCAAGATGCTTGGTTCATCCGCACTGACGTGCAGCATGGTCTCAAGTATTTTGAGCGTCGTGGTGACGAGTTCGGCATGGACGAAGACTTCGATACCGAAAATGCTAAGTATAAGGCTACTGCCCGTTACAGCTTCGGTTGGACCGATCCTCGCGCCATCTACGGCTCGCAAGGTGCCTAATCAACTGGGGGCTTCGGCCCCCTTTTAAGGAGCTAAAATGGCTATTTCACTTTACGGCGATCCTAAAAATCGTTCACTAGTTACTAAGGTATTCCAAGTAACTCGTTCGGATACTACCGCCAGCATTAAAGCATACTTACCAAAGGATGCTGTTCTAGCTGGTGCTTATGTACTTGGTGGTCCAGTATCTAACGCTGGCACTACTGGTACTCTTTCTGTTGGTACTACTTCTACTTCTAACGAAATTGTAAACGGTTTCAATCTTATCACCAATGGTGTAGGTTACGTTGCTGTAGGTACTGCTGGCACTGCTTTGTTTGGTACAAAGTTCACTGCTGACACCCCTATTTATGCCAAGTACACTGAATCCGGTACTGCTTCAAGTGCTGGTGGTCCATGGGAAGTTAAGCTAGAGTACTACGTGCCTGGTCCAGGCGAAAGTCTGTAATTTAGGGGCGGCGGTGAGTCGCCCTTAATCTCTTGGGGAGATTATTATGAGTTCTAATGTTTGGTTAAAATCTGGTAAAATCTACAACCTGCTAGGTACTGGCGCGACTGGTACTGGGGCGGGTGTTGCTATTTATAAAGATTCTCCTTACTCAACATTTCATGGTGTTGTTACTGGCACTGGTGCCGTAACTGCTACCATTACTATTGAAGTATCTAACGATGGTGTAACTTGGTGTTCCACTGTAATGGGGACTATCACGTTGTCAGGGACTAACTCTTCTGCTGACGGTTTTACATCACAAGCTCCATGGAAATATGTTCGTGCTAATGTAACAGCTATTTCCGGCACTGGTGCAACTGCACAAGTTTATATGGGGGTTTAAATGGCAACGAGCACTAACAGTATTATCTGTGGTTTACCACAAAATAATAACGCTGGTGGATTACTAGTAGATGCAAGAGATTTTGGAATTAACCCAGGATCTTCGCATTCTATGACAAGTGCTTTATCCACCGCGCTGAATGCTGCCGCCGCCAACAACACACAACTGTTACTGCAAC